GACATCTCGTGTCTCACCATCTGCATACTGCACCTTTAGTGCGATCTTCATATCTATATCCCCTTTCTAGAGATAGGTACTGGGTTATGCTGTCGTCTTTACGAGCGTGCCACCAGTGAAAGACAGCGAAGTCATCGAAAGCTCACCAACGGCCGCTGCCACAGGTGTGTGCGCTGCCAAGAAAGTGTTGCTCACTGTATAAAGTGGGTTCGTCGTACTGGTAGATGCTGCCGATGGTCGCACAGTCACAGTGGTCTGCGTGCCCACGAGTGGGAAGACGGTCGCTTCAACTTCAGATGCTGCGAAATCTTGCATGAACTCGACATCGACTGTGATGTTCTGCAAACCACCGACGAAGGTGTGACCACCCGAACCGAAGGCCGTTGATTCGACTGCATCTACTTCGTAGGTGAGAGTAACGCTATTTGCTCGGTCGCTGAGTACAACACCATTTACAGTGATATCAGCGTTGGTGAGAACGATTGCAGGCATATCAGTTGTCTTCTTTCTTGTCGAACTTGGTCTTTGATGCTGCAGAGACTGGGGTCAGATGACCGGCAGCCACGAGAGCATCGATGTTTGATGACTCTAGTTCAGATGCACTGAGTGTGTCACCACACTTGTGCCCTGCGAGTCTGTCGCTGCTCACTGTGTATGTCGTCATCTAGATGCCTTTCTATGCGTGCACTATCACTGTGCACTGTACTTGTAGGAACTCGCTCTCGGCAACCGATACTGCTGTGATGTTCATGCCAGACTCGACCTTTAGGGTCTGAGCGACCCCACCGAGAGTGCGATCACCTTCGATGGCAGCTCTAATCGATGTAGCCCCAGAATACGAGAGATACCCATCGAGAGCTGTGTGTGCTGTGCGATCTAGATATCTGCCGACGATCACGAAGACTGAGCAGCGCATCACAACATCGCCACCACCGAAAGCCCCATGATATTCGACTGACTCGATGACTGGGAAGCCGATCGGTGGGTTGAGCTGATCAGGCATATAGGTACTGGTGCGCAGACCAGAGATCGTGCCGAGTCGAGTGGCCAGACCTGTGAGTACCTGAGAGACGGTAGCCGGCATCAGGCAACACCGAGAATGCGATATGGCGACAGTAGGTCACGCACATCAGGGTCTACTGCACGCACTGTGATAGCCATGTCTGCGAAACCGAGCACGCCGAGAGCTGCGTTGTAGCGTGCGAACTGACGCATAGAGAGCAGTACACAGGCTTCACGCACATCATCTGGGATAGATGGCCACCCGAATGTGGCGTTGAGCTGTACGGTCGGTGGTGCAGGTGCTACCCACAGAGGAAATGTCTGACCACCTGTAGCTGCGATCGCACGATACGGTCTGCCCTGCAGTGTGGTATCTAGTGGCTCTAGCGTGTAGTCAGTGCCTGCTGTCCATGTAGTGCTGAATGTTCCAGTACCATTGTTGTCTGTCTTTAGTGTCAGCGTCGATGATGCGATGTCTGCTGTCTGTAGACGATACGAGTTGTTCGCATAGTAGGTAATAGTCTTTGTCGTCTGATAGAAGAACCGACTGCAGTAGCCATCGATACGCCGGCTCGCACCTTCGATCGAGTTCTCTAGCAGAGTGTCATCGACGTTATCGGTCAGACGCATAGCTGCCTTAACTTCCGCAAGTGAGCAATAGCCGTTGGTGATGGCCATGTGGGTCTATCCCTTCTTGCGTGAGCGTGTCTGTGGTAGTGCAGCTGTCTCGACCTGTGGTACTGCAGTGGCAGTCTCTACTGGGGTCGTCGTTTGCTTAGTTTGATATCCGAGATCACGCAGGCATGTGTCGATCTGTGCTACACGGTCTTTGAGACCACGCTGTACATATCCAGCACGCTCAGTGAGCAGGGCATCGATGAGTGATTTGTGATTGGTCATAGGTCTATCTCAGAGAGCCGGCACACCACAGTGATCAGCCTGTGGTGCACCGACACTCTAAAGAGTTAGAAGCTCGGTGTTACGAGACCAGTTCCGCCGATGAGCGAGAACGCATTTGGGTAGCGATTTGCTGTAAATGCGTTGTAGCCATAAACGATCATGGTGATGTCGAGCTCGCTGCCCTTTGGCTGTTCGAAGCGCAGCAACATCGGTTCGCCTGCACCCTGTTCCCACAGGTGTGCTTCTTGGCTGTTTCCGATGATGATGACATCTTCGTTGCTACCTGCGCCGTTAGTCGTCGTCACATTGGCATCGGTGATCACTGGTAGACCCAAGATCGTGTATCCACTGTTGCCATATACCGGCGCACCATTTCCAGACGAAAATGCAGGCTGACCGTTGAAGTTAGGTACAGGTACTGCAAGTGGTCGGTTCTGGGTGTCGAGAGCTGCCAAGATGAAGGCGAGTCGTCGTGGGTGCATCAAGATAAAGTTCGGGCCTGCGAAGAAGTTGGTCTGAATGCGCTGAATAGCGTCAGCCAACTTTGGGTACAGCTCAGGAACGGTAGGTGATGCGTCAGTGTAGGTGACTACCTGTGTGATCACATTGGTAAGTGATGTAGCACTGGTCGTCACGAACAATGAGTCAAGGTTCGTGTGGTAGGCAGATACGAGATCAGCCATCACGAGTGAGTCGATGCTTGTTCCACGCTCGATCGCTTGACGACTCACATTCTGCTGACCGGCGACGGTCACAACTGAAATGTCGAGTTTAGTGTCATCGATGTTGGTCTCTTGTACTGCAGAACCTTCGGTCTGTACAGCAGTCGCTGAACCAGTCGTGACCTTCGAGATCGAGATGGTCAGACCTGACTCTGGCAGCTGATGCTTGCGTGCGATGTCCAAGAATGGTCGGCCTGCTCGTGCGAATGGTGCAGCCAAGTCGGTCAAGAACTGTGGAACGATCAAACCAGCAAAGTTTGCACTGGTGACATCACGACGCTCGATGCGCTCTTCGTTCATGTGACGAGCGAGACGCTCTTTAGCAGCGAAGTCGCCACTGAACTGTGCAGCGTATGCGTCAGCTACGAACGACACGCCGGCTTGTGGCGAGTAGGTGCGTGCTTCTGACTTGACTACTGATGGTGCGATTACCTTCTCGATGCCGGCAGCTTTGCGTGCTTCTGCAGCTGCTGCGTTACGACCTTCGAGCTCTTCGTGGCGAGTGATCTGCTCATCGAGATCACGCACTACTTCGAGTGTCTGTGAGATTTGGGTGTCTTCTTCTTGTGAGAGTTCACGCTTCTCATCGGCTGCGATAGCAACGAGTGCATCAGCCTTTGCGAGTTCAGCGTCACGCTTCTCGATTAGTTGCTTTGAGTAGGTCATGTCTGTTGTTCCTTTGGGTGAGATATCTGATGGGTGTCTCAGTGGCTCACTCAGTGACCTAGTGGTCGGCTGTGTGCCGGCTGACTATCGCTGACGAGCCAGAGCGATCTGTGCTTTGCGCACAGAGACACTAGTCGTCGGTGAAATTGTAGTTGCTGTTTTTGCGTTGCGCAACTCAGCTACCGTCGCTTCGTAGGCAGGGAAGGTCACGACGCTGACATCGAACAACTGCACTTCTCTGAGCTCTCGTACTGAGCGATCATCTGACCATGAGTCTTTGATCGTGCGAAAAGCGAAAGACATCTGGCTCATATCCCCACGACGCATCGCAGAGATCACTCTGGCAGCATCAGGGTTGAGTGGGTCGAGATCAGCGATGACCTTCAGGCCACGCTCGTCTTCTTCCAGCATGAGCGTGCCAGACTTGGTGCGTGCCAGTGGCACACCTTCGTGGTCGATGAGTAGGCGCACATCTGCGCCATCTTTGATCGTCTTCTGAAATGCGCCACGCTTGACATATTCGGTAAATGGCATCGGCTCTGATGGCGAATCGAATACAGCTGCATACCCAACTAGACGGTTGCCGGCTACATCTTCACGCATCTCTAAAGTGGTGTACGCCACTCGACGCTCATCTGCGCCAGTGATACACCAGCGATGCTCGATCTGCTCTGTTGTGCTCATCGGCTCGATCATACTTGGTGCACTATTGTCTGCGCACCTAGTCTGCTCAGAGTCCAGTCTCTCGACGATCTGCTCTGCATACTGCTGTGCCCTGAGTGCGCTCTCTTTGCTAGAGCCACCACCCCAGAGAAGCATGGCGACCAAACCAGCTGTGATCTCGTCACCTTCGACAGCATCTAGATCACCGATATGGCGAGCTATCCATGCACCGATCTTGCGCCATTTGGCTTCGCTGATCTCACCAGCTGCCATGCGTCGAGCGTCAGCGACTGTCGCCGGCATGAGACCATCACCAGACAGACCCTGTTCATGTAGCTCTAGCCCACGACGAGCAGATGATCTCATGTACTCAGGTGCACTCAGATCGATCTCGGCTCTGGCTTCATAGCCCATCGACGACTCATCTGGCTCTTCGATCTCTTCCATCTCGTCTTCTGACTCGTATGAGAGTTTGGCTTGTGCCAGTATTCCGATGACCTGATCGATGGCTGCTACGAACTCAGCATTTCGCTCATTCTTCTTCGATGGTGCTTTGAGATCGTCGATAGGTGTCAGGGTCGAAAGTTTATGGCCGACGAGAGTATCTGTGGCCACCCACCCATCATCACTCTGGCTGTAGACCCTGATCAGTGCTGCAGGGTCATCTGGTGTGCCGGTGATCGTAAATGAGCTGTCAGGTATGTTGATGCTGTCGTCTGTGACGATGCGCTCGATCTTTCCACGAGCACGACCACCTGATGAGTTCCATGATACGAAGTCGCCAGATGAGACAGCTCGACTGCTCACATCACCTATCGGGTCTATGTCTTCGCTCATAGATACCACCACCATCTGATCGATCGCATCTTGCTTAGAAGCATGACAGCCGATCGTCGTATATGTTCCATCACTCTCTTCCTTCACTGTTGCCCATGTCGAGCAGTCAGACTGCGTGTCAGATATTCCAAATGGCATGATCAGTCGCTATCTGGTGTGAGCACTCGTACATTGGTCGTACCTGAGCCGGCTACGCCATACAGTGTCTCACCGAGTGGCAGATGTATCTCGATCGTTTGATTATTCGGCAGATGCAAACCTGATGATGATGTGACAGTGATATCGCCCAGATATGAGCTGCCACTAGTCGAGTGTAGATAGCAGATGCGATTCTGATCATCGGCTGCGATGAGCAGCGTCGGTGATGTCGTCAAGGTGACAGCTACAGACTTCATGCTTCTGGTGGTACTGCGTCAGTACCTACAGTCTGTGACGATGTAGGTGTCAGGAATATGTCGCCACCTTCGTATGGCTCTCGGTTCTCTAACTGTCGAGCTTCGTTCGGTGACATAGTGCCAGAGAGTATCTGAGTCTGATGTGCCTGTACACGAGTCTGCAGGTCTGCTCTTTGGAACTCGTCAGCGTTGAATCTCACACGCTGAGTGAGTGGCAACATCTCTGAGATCGCATCTTCCAGCCGGCGCATAAATGGCAGCAGTGTGTATCGCACGAAGTTGATACCGGCTGACTCGATGTTCTGGTATGTCTGTGAGTCGCCACCAGTGCCGTTGATGAGATGCAGTGGGATACGGTACACACGAGAGATATCACGCACGATCGCCTCACGATGTTCGAGCATCTGCATGTCAGCTGCGCTAGTGGTGATCGATCGCCATTTCAGACCACCAGTGAGTACTGCAGGTTTGCGTCGGCGTACATGTGAGTCTTCCCATGTGTCACGCAGTATCTGTGCCTGCTCTGTAGTGATGGTGGTGTCTGTCTCTAGCACGCTAGATGGTGTGCCACCTTCGCCATAGAACTGCGATAGGAATCTATCCATAGCGATCGACATGCCGATGGTGTTTTTCATCGCTTCGAGTGGTGAGATACCTACCTGCTGATTTGGTAGCAGTAGCCATCTGATCGGTCTGATCTCTTTATCGGTCAGCGTCTCAGTCTTGCCGAGTGTGTAGACGATCGAGCCATCATCTGAGTACACCATGCCCTTGATATCTTTCGGGTGAATGTTGCGCATCTCTGATGGCAGACCACCTGTAGTGCGTGGTGCATAAATGTAGGCGTTACCGTGTAGAGCGAGTGTGAGTATCGTCTGATGCACGAACTCAAACATTGACTGGTGAGCATTCGGTTTGATCAGTACAGATGGTGTCGGTAGACGCTCTAGACGACCGGCTCGCTGACGAGTGAGCTCTAGTGGCATAGATGCGATCGAGTCAGCCAGTAGGTTTGTAGCTGCCAGTACTGCTGATGATGCGAATGCTGTGAGCTCTGTGACGATCTCACCTGAGTAGTTGTTGTAGAACGGTCGAGCAGTGATCTGATATGGGTCGATGCTCGTAGGTAGTGCACGACTCTCTTGTTTGCGCCAAAGACTCATGCCTGCATACCACCGATACCGATGAGAAGCAGACCGGCGACGACGAATGCCAACGCATTAGACCAGATACTCACGCCATAGACCACTGATATGCCACCGATGATCTCTAAACCTGTGGTGATTCGTTCCTTGTTCATGACCATACCTGCACGATGTTAGGTGATATTGCTGCTGTCTGTCTCGATGTCGCTCGATCGAGAGCCATCACGAGTGCGATCGCTGCGTCTATCTTACGCTTTGATTTGCCCTTTGACAGTCGCCAACCCTGATCGGTCATGCGCTGTGCAGCACTCAATACCTGATCTGTGTAGGTAGGTGAGCCATCATGAGCTACCTTTCGATTGACGATCAGCTCGTATGCGTGGCCACATGCAGGAATCATGCGTGCACTCGACTGGGGGAACTCGACCATAGGTAGACCATCGTCAGCCAGATGCTCAGCAGATCGCTGAAAGTAGGCAGGGTCATAGACGATCTCTTGTATCTGGTATCTCTGATGTAGTGATCTGAGATAGTGCTCTACGCCGGCGACATCGACACCCTCATCTCGTGGCTGCCATATCTGTGATCTAGTGACGACGACCCCATCTGGGTGTGGCTGTGCGATGACGACAGCGATCGAGTCATGTTTGAGAGCCATGTCGAGACCTACCCATACAGGCAGCTCGTCGAGTAGCTGATGATCAGACCTGCATGCTTCCCAAGAGCCGGCAGGTAGCCATGATTCCTGTGTGCGTACCCACTGGTTTAGTCGCCAACGCCTGAACGCTGCTTCGTCGGTCTGCAGCATCGCTGTGCGCATGTCATCAGGGTCGAGCAGCTTCTCTGCCAGATTCGGGTTAGAGATAGCCCACGCCTTTAGATCGTCGAGTGCACAGTCAGCCGGTGCTTCCCACCACCAGAAGCCGAATGATGGGTCATCGATCTCACCAGCTGCGCACTGTTTCCCATACTGGTAGAGACGACCAGCGACAGTATCTAGGTCATAGCCGGCTGTCGTGATCGAGATCACCAGTGGCTCTAGTCGTGCACCAGAACCCAAAGTCATCTGATCGTAGAGATCACTGCGTGACTGATTCCAAAGTTCGTCAAATAGCACAAGTGATGGGTTGAGACCAGCCTGCCCCTTGAACTCTGACGACAGCACTCTGAGTATCGAGCCAAATCTCGGCATCTCGATCACATCTCTGTACACTTTGCACTCGGCTGCCAGTAGTGGCGATGACATCACCTGTGACTTTGCTTCGTTGAATATGATGCGTGCCTGCTGACGATCACCTGCTACGACATAGTTCTCAGCACCAGACTCGCCGGCGATCAGACCATATACAGCGATCGCACTGCCCATCAAAGATTTACCATGTTTGCGTGGTAGGCCGATGAGTGCACGCCGGTATCTCAGACGACCCTGTGGTGTTCGCTCATAGAGTGCACGCAGTAGCCACTTCTGCCATGTGGTGAAATCTAAAGGCTGACCAGCTCTGAACCCTTTGAGTACTAGGAAGTGCTCACGAGCGAAGTCGATGATCTC